TCATGTTTCGGACTTGTTCCGTTCCACGAGCGTAATTGCGGCCTTTGAGAGCCGTTTTCTGCTGGCGCGTGCGCGGTAATAAGCGATCATTTCCGGCGTCTGGTTCGTAATCGATTGGATCTGCGCATCGGTGCAGCCCGCCTCTGCCAATCGAATGATGGCCAGCTTGCGCAGCCCGTGCAGTGTGAAAGGCCGCGCCTTCTCGCCCAGCGATGCGCGCCATGCGCGGAAGGCTTTTTCCACAGCGGAATAGCCGAGCGGTTCGGTGAGATTCTTGGCGAGGATGTGGGCGCCGCGCTTAGGCTGGCTGGCGAGGAAGGCGCGCAAGCTCGGCGGGCTGTAGACCTCGATCCGCGTATCGGTCTTCTCGTCGAGCACATCCATCCATTCGCCGTGAAAATCATCGTGACGCATGTTGATGGCGGCGTTGGGGCGTTGCCCAGTTCCAAGGATCAATTCCGCTACGGTGCGCACGTTCGCGGGAGCGGTTTCGAGCTTGCTGATCATCCAATCCGGCCAAGGCTCGAATTCGCGCTGCTTGCCGTAAAGCTCAATTCCTTCGGCGACGTTTTCCACTTTCCAATCAAGTGTCTGTCGGGCGAAGTTAAGAAGAAGGCTGATGATTTGCACCATCCAATCCGCACGGCGCGGGGTGTCCACATATTTGGCGTGGATCGCGCGCACCTGGGCGCGGGTGAGGCTGCGCACCGGCTTGTCGGCGTTCTTCTCGGCGATCTCGTTGAGGATGCGGTCATAGGCGCGCTTGGTTGATGTGGCGAGCCGGGTGAACTTTGGGTGTGTGCGATAGGCGCGGATCAGATCCGCCCAGGTGTCTTTTTCTGGCTTCTTCAATGCGGGGCTCGTGCCCGAACGGATCGCCCAATAGGCCCGGTCAAATTCGGCAGAATCAATGTCGGACGGGAGGGGGATGAACTTCTCGCGGCGCTTGCCATCTTGAAGCCAAGTCATGCGGTAATAGGCGCGCGTCTTGCCGCCAACCGTTTTGATTTGCACGTAAGGTTTCAGGGAGCGTTTCACAGCTCAAATTCCTCGGTTGGCTTTGGCTTGGTGCCCTGCACGATGGCATTGATCTCTTCGATCGACCATCGCTCAAACGTGCCGATCTTAAGCGGGGCCGGAAGCGCGCCCACCTCCACAAGATCCCGAAACTCGGCCGGCTTCATGTCCAGCAGCTTCGCCGCAGTGCGGTCTGTGGCATAAAGGATTCGCAGATCATGCCTGCCCATGGGCCGCCTCCCGTCAGATCAGGTTGAACGCCATCGCCACGCCAACGCAGATGATCGCGCTTGAGGCGTAGAGGATCGGCAGGATCGTGGCGGCGATGGCGACGCCGAGGCCGTTGGTTTCTTCTTCCTCGGCGGCATCGGCGAAGTGAAAGATGAAGGCGAGGCCGAGGGCGCCAAGCGTGACAAGGGCAATGCCAATGGCAGCGTCCAGCATCACACCATCCCCAACGCGGCTTTATAGATATCCATGATCGCCTCTTCTTCGGCGACGTCGTTCTTGTCGCGCTTGCGCAAGGCGATGATCTTCTTCATCACCTTGGTGTCGTAGCCGCGCGCCTTGGCCTCGGCCATCACGTCTTTCTGCTGTTCGGTGATGTCTTTCTTCTCGGCGTCCAGATGTTCGTATTGTTCGATGAACTGGCGCAGCTCCTCGGCGGCGACGTTGTAAACGCGATCGCGCACGTCCTTGTCGGCTTGGGTTTCCTTCATCGGCGTTTGATCAAGCATTGGGGTGACCTTTGAAAAAGACCCGGACGCGGAATTGATGCCGCATCCGGGCCAGTGAGCGTGCCCGGGTTTCAGCGGCACTCAGGAAAGAGGGGCGCGGCGGCATTGGCCGGGGCGCAGAATTTCGGATCGAGCATCGTGCGCAGTTCCAGCGCGGTACGCAGGGCGGCGTTGGCCAGCACCAGCGTGACGATTGTCAGTGCGATGAACGCCGCAACCGATAGCGGGCGCTGATGCGGCGCGGTGAGTCCATCCCGTAAATGCAGGAAGCGGGGCTCACCGCGCCGCGCGTGAGTGGCGGCAGTCCTTCGGCGCGCGCAGGATCGGATCGCTTGAGTGTTGTCCTTGACCCACATGGGCGTTTCCTCCGTGGCCGTAGTGGCCTGCGGAGGAAACGCTACTTCACAAAATGCGTAGTTACAATAAAAAAGTTACGCATTTTGCGAAGCAATTATTACGCAATCTTAGTTGAGTGGGGGCTTTGGTTGTGCGAGTGCATTGGTGCGACATTCTCCGCCTGTCCAGGGAGATACGCTGCGCTTGACATGGTGGGGGCGTCGTGAATTGCGTCTGAATCTTTGCAGGGGGATGCGATGGCTAATGCGCCAGATTCATTGATTGAAAAAGTTGTAACGGCCCGCCGGCAGACTGGCGTGAGTGCCGATTTTTGGGCTGATCTGGTGGATGGCTTGCCTCGATCAGCCGCCGCGGTGTTGTTGGCGCGCGCTCCGCAGATAGTTAATCTTGTTGAGCGCCATTTCCCTGTAGCGCTGGTAGGTAGCGCATCGGAAGTTCCCCGGTCGACCCAAAAAGAATGAAGTCGAGTGGTAGTCCGTAAGTCTTTCGGAACTTCTTCGCGGACTCCATAGAGATGGGGCGCGATGCGCTCGAGTAGCCGTTGTAGGTCTGCTCGGATATGCCGGCTTTCACGGCAAACTCGCGTTTTGAGTAATTAAGAAACTCTCTGATCCGTTCAAGGCGAGCGGCTACAGCTTCGCGGCTGTCGTCGTCTTTTAGCATGGCGGAGCCTCTTTCCTCGGTTCCGCCATAATTACCACGCAATTCGCGTAAGCCGCGATTGAACGATTGCGTATTGCGCAAACTTCGCAGATTGCGTAGTTTTGCGCAATGCGAGAGATTTTCACCATCTGGCCCACGGTGGCCGACATGGCCCGAGACCTTGGGCAGAAGTACACCACGGTTGTTTCGTGGCGTGATCGCGGAAGTATCCCAGCAAAGTATGATGCTGCCATCATCAAGGCCGCCAATAAGCGCGGAAAGCGCGTCACGCCAGACGACCTGTTCAGGGCGCGTGTTGAAATCACCCCGAAGCGTGAGGCCGTCGATTCGGTTGCTGGCTGTGCTGGCGTTGGCTGCGGATTGTTCCATGGCGAAAACCATGCGGCAGCGCAGCCAACGGGGGAAGGAAAGACAGTTTTCGGGTTGGGCAAAATATGAACGGCGACATCGAGCAAATCCATCACATCATGCGCAATCTGGTGCGCCGTATCGGCGGGCTGGATGCCTATGCTGCGGCTTTTGAGGCGTTCACCGGCAAGCCGCAGGTGATCAGCACGATCAGCAAGAAGATGAGCGGTTCAGCGGAATGGTGGATCAGCGACATGCTGGCGGCGCAGCACGCGCTTGGCATCACCACGGTGAGCGACCGGATCGACGGCATGGCCTCGGTCGACGCGGCGCGCCGCACCCGCCGCGCGATCTCGATCCTTGCGAGCGTCAAAGAGATGAGCCGCGAGTGCAGCGAGGCCGCGATTGCCTCGGTGGAAGCGCATTGCGAGGGCACGATTGAGGCGCATGAAGCCGCGCTGAAGGAGGTTGCCGAGGCCAGAGAGGTCACTGAGGCCACAGAGCAACTTCTCCGGATCAACCTGGAACTGTTGGAGGCGCGCAAATGATTGCCGGCGCGGCGGAGCTGAATGCCTGCCGCGCCTTTTTTTCGGAGGGCTGCAATGGCGCAGGGACGCAAACGCGCAACACCGCTGACCGTGACACGGCGCACCGATTTGCCGGTGGGCGATTGCGTGGCCTCGGTCTTGGAGGCGGAAGGCGCGGTGCAGGTGATTTGGGGCCGGTTTGGGCCCGCCGATGAACTGGGCGCACTGATGAATGATTTTGCCACCGATCGGATGGCGGGCGAGCTGCGTGCGCTCGCCGATGTGGTTGAGGCGGCGCAAACGCGGAGGGAAGCGTGATGGATCTGAGCGATATGACTTTGACGGACCTGGTGGGCTTGCGGACGCGGCTCGATCAGTTGGCTAAGGCGGGGCAATTGCTCGAGGCGATGACGCAAGCCGATGGGCTTGTGATCCGCTTTGACCTGACGCCGGGCGAGGTTGCGGTGATCACCACGCAATGGCGTATGCCCACCGCGCCGCTCGCCTGCGTTTGTGGCGAGGTGCCGGAATTCGAGCTCATCGATCCGGACACGCCTCTCTCTGAGATTGAAGATCAAGCCGCGTTCGAGCGGTTTGTTGGGCTGAAGGATGATGCGGTCAAGTCGGGCGCTGGGGCCCCGGCCAAGGCCGAAGTGGGCGGCGGGGGCGCGCAGGCCGCCCCGCCGCCTGCGCCGATGGACCTCCCTGCCGCCACGTCTCCGGTGGCGGCCGCTGCGGCGGACCCCTTCCCGAACCCGCCGCAGACCCCGACCGAGGTTGCCCCCGAAGCGACCCCGGTCGGGGGGAAGGTGGGGCTTTGGACCCCAGAAGAAGAGACGCGGGCGCTGCGGATGCGGCGCGAGGGCTGGACGATTGAGAAGATCGCGGGCGCGCTGAATCGCCCGGTTGGGGGGACGAAACAAAAGTTGACGCGGCTGGCCGCGCGAGAGCAAAATACCAGTGGGCCCGCGATCGCGGGGTCGGTTAAAGGGACGCCGATCTCGAGAAATGGCCCCAAGGGAGGAGTGCCACACGCTGCTCCGGATGCCGCGCCTGCGGTGTCCAAACCGGCCCCGGACGCGGGCGGGGCCGGGGATTCTTCCAAACCCTCTGGCGGGCGGTTGCAGGTGGCGCCGGTGCGCGCGACTGAGGCCGCTCCGCGCCCGCTTTGGTGGCGCGAACTTGAGGATCAACTGGCGGCGATCTCTGGCCCGAAATGCGGCTGGACGCCTGAAGAGGATCTGGCGCTCGTTGAAGGCATTGCGCTGGGTCAGCCGGCGGAGCTCACCGCCGATCAATGCGGCCATGCGGTGAAGGATTGCCGCGCGCGGTTCATTGGCATGACGCCCGATGCGGTGGACCGCAAGGGGAACCGCCGCGTCACGCCAGACATGCAAGCGCAGCTTTTGCAGGTGCTGCGCGCGCGGGCCGAAGCCGGCGCGGAATAAGGCGGGGTAGACATGCACGCCGCTTGCCCGCGTCCTCCGCTTGATTGGGCCGAGATCTTGACGCCGAACGGGCCGTTCTCGCCCTTGGTGCATCTGCGCGCGACGCCTGAGGTGGTGGCGCAGCACGCGGCGGGGCTTGCCTATCTGGCCACGCCTTACACGCGCAAGGTGATGCTCAATGGGCGGTGGAATTACGATAAATCGGTGACGCTGTCGCTGCTTGCCGCGCGGGAGGGGCTGCGTCTCGCGCGGGTTGGCGTGACGGCGGTTTCGCCGATCGTGCAGGCGGCGGAAGGGCTGCATGCGCAGGCGGGGGCGCCCGGGCCGAAGGTCAATCCGCTTGATCGTGTGTTTTGGACCGCGTGGTGCCGGCCGATGTTTGCGGCGGCCCGCCTGGTGGTGGTGCCCGCGATCCCGGGCTGGGACGAGTCCGAGGGCGTCTTTGCCGAAGTGACGGAGGCGGTGCGCCGCAACATGCCTGTCTTTATCTATGGGGGGAACACATGAGCGCCGATCCGGGTCTGAGGGCGGTGATCCAGTCGTTTTTGGCGATGTGTGGCCCTGTCAGCGCGGAGGATGTGGCGCTTTGGGAGGCGGCTTTGGCGGCGTGCGATTGCACGGCGGGTGAGGCGGTGAAGGCCTTTGGGGGCTATCTTGCGATGACGGGGGCGCGGCCGGCGCCGATCACCATTGTGACCTTTATCCATGCCGAGCGCGGCGCGGGCTCGATGCGCGCGATTGCGCTGCGGGTGGCGACGCGGCGCGGGCTGACGCTTGAGGCGCTTTGGGGGACGTGCCGGGACGCGGCGCTGGTCGATGCCCGCGCCGAGGTGGCAGGGCGCATGCGCGCGGCGGGCTATGATGTGGCGCGGATCGCGCGGTTTTTGCGCCGCGACCGCAGCACGGTGAGCCATCTTCTTCAGCGCGGCGCGCAGGATCTGACGGGCCCCTCTGCCGATCGTGAGGTGGTGCGATGCGGTTGACGGCGGTGGCGGGCAAAGAGGTCCAGCTGGAACATTATCCGATTGGCCGGGAAGAGCGGCTTGATGCGCATGCTTTTGTGAAGTGGCATTACCATCGCTGGCTTTCCTCGCGCAGCTTTCGGCTGGCCAGCTGGGAAGCGCAGGGCATGATGCGGGCGCTTTTTGACATGTGCCAGACCGAAAGCCCGATTGGCACATTGCCCAATGATGATGACGAATTGGCGGTGATGCTGCGGGTGGATCGGCGCCGCGTGCAGGAGTTGCGCACGCAGGAATTTGGCCCGCTGCGGGGCTGGCAGCTGTGCCTGTGCGACGATGAAGTGCGGCTGATGCATCCGGTGGTGCTTGAACAGGTGCGCGATGCGCTGGCGCGGCGCGATGCGCGCGAGCTCTCGCGGGAGGCGGCGGCGGAGCGCAAGCGGCGCGAGCGGCTGCGCCAGGGGCTGATGGATTTGGGTCTTACAGAAGGGGTGGTGTCGGATGATCTGCTGATCGAGCGGATGGATGCTTGGATGCTCGCCAATGTGCGCGGGCGGCGGGCGGCGCATTCTTACGCGGCGGCTTTGCTGCATGCCAAGAAGGAGCGCTGGCTTTGAGGCTGTGACTGTCCTGTGACTGTCCGCGAGTGTCACGCGTGACAGTTTGTGACTGTCACGGACAGTTTGTGACAGTTCTGCACAGAGTAGAGAAGACAAGAGAAGATAAGACAAGACAGACGCTTACGTGACGCAGGGCGGGCCAAGCGGTGCCGTGGGATGCTGAGAAAGGAGGCAAAATGGATAGCGCAGAGCAGTTGGCGGGGGCACGCCGTGTGAAGGATTTGCTGATCGCGCCGCTTGAGCGGCGCGGGCTGGCAAAGCCTGTGAGCCTGACGCGGGCGCAATATGAGGCGATGGTTGAGGATCTGTGCGAGCGGCTCGCCTATATGAGCCCGCAAAGCTTGGCGGCGCTTGAAGAGCAGGTGGCGGCGGCGCCAGCGGGCAAGGACAAGGACCGGCTGCCGATTGCCAATATGATCTTGGAATGGGCGGCACAGATCCAGCCGCCCGAAGACAGTGCCTCGCCCTTGATGCGGGCGGTCTTCTCGCATGCTTTGGGGCTGGGGGCGATTGCCGAGGGCTGGGGGCCGGAACTGTTGGCGGATCTGCGCAAGAACCGGCGCTGGCCCACGCCCTTTGTGGTGAAGGGGCTGCGCGAGGCCGGGGCGGAGGCGCTGCGGCGGTTGACGATCTTGGAAGAGCGGATGGCGACGGGGCGGGAGCAACCGCCTGAGGCGCTGCGCTGGCGGGAGTTGCGCAAGATGGCGGAGGCGAAGTGCCGCGATATTGCCGCCATGGCGCGCCATGAAGGGGCGGCGTGATGGCGATCGAGACGAACGGGGCGGAATTTGAGGCGGCGGTGGCGCGGGCGGTGGCGGCAAAGCGGGCGACGGTGACGCAGCTCGCGCGGATCTTTGGCCTGCCCGAGCCCTTCACCACGGATGAAGATCGGGTGGCGCGGCGCAAGGCAGCGGCTGCGGTGCCGGCAAGCTGTGGGCCTGAGATCATCGCAGCGCCTGCGCGCGGGGCGACGGTGCGCTTTGCGCCGATTGCGGTGACGCCGAAGGGGGCGGAGGGGTTTGAGGTCACGCATGTGGGCTACCGGGGCCGGGATGCGGCGCGGGCGGCGGATGCGTTTGACGTGATGGAACGGCAAGCCAAGCGCAAGCGGGGCGAGGCGTATCAACCGCTTTTTACCGCGCGGCAGGTGGCGGCGGGGCGGCGCTATGCGGATCTGGTGGAACGGCATGGCGCGGTGGGGATGCGCTGTGCCTCGGTTGAGGCGCTGGCGGCCGGATCTGGCGGCGGATCGGGCAGCGGGGACTACCTCGATGCGGTGATTCACGAGGGGCGGGTAATTGCGGCAATGGAACGGGCGATTGGGGCAGGGGTGGCGCTGGCTCCAAGGCGTGCCTCAGCCAAAGGGCGTGTGATCACCTGCCTTGATTTGGTGCAGCTGGTGACACTGCGTGGCATGACAATCTCTCAATGTTTAAAGGCACGTGGATGGTCCGTGAACCGGCTGAACTGGGACGTGCTGCATGCGCAGTTGGGGCGGGCACTCGATCGAATGGCGTGAAGCTGAACAAAGGGGCTTGACGCTTAAACAATCCGGATGCACAGTCCTTGGCATCATCTATAGCTGTGCCTCGGGGAAACCCGGGGCACTTTGCGTTTGGGGGGACAGGTGGCGAAGAACGCGTTCACCCTCGACGATCAGGCGCTGTTTCGACAGCTGACCAATCTGGAGCGCGCACAGCTGCCTTTTGCGGGGGCGCGGGCGCTCAATGACACGGCGGCGGATGCGCTCAAGCACATGCAAGACCGCATGGAGGTGGTGTTTGATCGCCCGACGCGCTGGACCAAGAACGCGTTCATGGTCTGGCGGGCGAAGACGTCGAACCTTGAGGCACAGGTGAAAGAGCGTCCCTCGATGGGGCGGCGTCACTATCTCAAGGTGCAAGAGGCCGGTGGGCAGCGCCCGAGCACGGGCGTCGAGGGGCTTTTGAAAACGCATCTGGCCTATGATGGGATCATTGCGGCGGTTGTGCCGGCGGCGAAGGCGCGGCTGGACAGTTACGGCAACTGGTCGAGCGGCGAGCGCAACCAAGTGCTTTCGGCGCTTTCGGCGCAACGCGACAGGACGGCGAACACGACGAAGGCTTCAGGGAAGCGGGCGAAGGCGCGGGCGAGCTACTTCGTTGAGGGCACGGGCATCTATCGGCGCAAGGCCGATGGCGAGGTCAACCGCGTGCTGCATATCCTCGATGCGCTGCCGAGTTATTCGCCGCAGCTTGGCTTTTATGAGGGCGTGGCGGAGATCTGGCGGTACCGGCTGCCGGTGCATCTCGATCGGCGGCTCGCCGAGGCGGTTCGGACGGCCCGATAGGGGGTTTGGGTCCTTCCTGGGCCCCCGGGCCGCACGGGTAATTCGCACCCCGATGGTTTTGTGCCGCTTAACATCGGAGGAAGCCTTAACGAGGGCGGCTTAACACACCTCTGAAAGGGGGCTTAACGGAAGGGGTGGGGATGCATTTGAGCGGGGCGCAACTTGCGGCCGAACTTGGGCTGTCGCGGGCGCGGGTGTCGCAGCTTGTGTCGGAAGGCAAGCTCGATGGCTGCTTTACCGGCGCGGGGCGCGATCGGCGGTTCGATCTGACGAAGGCGAAGATCGCGCTGCGCCAGCGTCTCGATCCGGGGCAGATGCTCGGCAATGGCGCCGCGACGAAGAAGGCGCTGCGCGCAGAGACGGGGAGCACGCCTGAAGCGGAACTCGACTTTGATGCGCCCGCGCCACGCAAAGCCGCGGGGCCGGTGCGGGACGGGGTTTTGCCGCCGAATGATCCGGACCGCTATGAGCTCGCGAAGATTGAAAGCGCCGAACAAGATGCCAGGCGCAAGCGGCGCGACAATGAACGCGATGAGGGCAAATGGGTTTTGGCGGAGGCGGCGGAGCGGGAGGCGGCCCGGCTTCTTGCGCGCGAGGTGGGCCAGTTTGAAGTGGCGCTGCGCGATGCGGCGCGGGCTTTGGCCGATGCGTTCAGCCTCGATGCCCGGGAGGTGCGCCGGCTTCTCTTGACCCAATGGCGCACGCATCGCGGCGATCGCGCCGAGGCGCTGGCGGCGGAAGCTGAGGGCGTGCCGATGACCGAAGCCGAGCGTGACGCGAGCGTCTGATGGGGTTTTTAAGCTCGGCGCAAGCGGCGATCCTGCGGGGCATCGCCCAAGCGATGGTGCCGCCGCCGCCGCCCGATATCACGCGCTGGTGCGAGGAGAATATCGAGTTTGATGAGCGTTCGGCCTTTCCGGGGCCGTTCCGGATCGAGCGGTTTCCGTTTTTGCGCAAGATCCATGAGGTGCTCTCGCCCGAGCATCCGGCGCGGGAGGTGACGATCCGGGGCTCGGCGCAATGGGGCAAGACGGTCTCGATCGTCAATCCGACGGTGGCGGCCTGGCATGAATATGGCCCGCTCGACAGTTTGGTGGTGCATCCGACCACTTCGGCCGCGACCGAATGGGTGCGCACCAAATGGATGCCGCTGCGCCGCCAAGCGCCCTCGCTTGTGTCGATCTTTGGCGATGGGCGGGGCGAGCAGACCGATACGCTGCACAACCAAGAAACGGTGCGCCGCGATGGCACGCTGAAGGTGGTGAGCGCGGGCTCGCCCGATGATTTGGCCGGCACGACGCGCAAATTGGTTCTGATGGACGATGTCTCGAAGTTCGAGATGACGCCGAAGGGCGATCCAGAAATGCTGGCGGTGAGCCGGGCGTCGAGCTTTGAAGATGCCAAGATCGTGCGGGTCTCAACGCCGCAGATCCTTGGCACCTGCCGGGTGAGCCGGGCGTTTGGGCGCTCGACGCAGAATTACTACCATGTGCCGTGCCCGCATTGCGGTACCCGCGCGCCGCTCACTTGGGAGAACTTCAAAAAGCAGCTCGACCCGGAGCAACTGCAGGCGGCGCATTTTGTCTGCGAGGCCTGCGGGTGCCGGATCGAGCATAAGGACAAGCTGGCGATGGTCGCGGCGGGGGATTGGGTGGAACACAACCCCGCGGGCGATCATCCGGGGTTCCATCTGTGGCGGGCCTATGTGCCGCAACGCGATTGGGCCTCGATTGCGGTGGAATATGCGCAAGTTATGGGCTGGACCGGCGGGCTGGAGCTGAGCCACGACGGCGAAGAAAAGATGGGCGAGGGCGTGATTGACGCCCAGACCGAGCAGACCTTCTTCAACGATGTGCTGGGTCTGCCCTATGAACAGGCGAGCAAGGGCCCTGATTGGGAAAAGCTGCGCGACCGGGTGGAGCGCGCCGAGGCGGAGGCCGCGCCGTTGCAGCGCGGCATCTTGCCCGCTGAAGGGCTGATCTTGTCGGCGGGGGTCGATTGTCAGGGCGATCGGCTCGAGGTGCATATCGTGGCCTTTGGGCGCAATTATCGGCGCCGGGTGATCGATTACCAGGTGATCCCGCATCACATCAGCACCGATGAGGGGCGGCGCGCGCTCGATCAGCTGCTCAAAGCCACTTGGCGCACCACGGCGGGGCTGCGGATTGGGCTTGATGTGCTGGCGATCGATGGCGGGGCTTATACGGAAGATGTCTGGGACTGGGCGTTGCGCCATCCTTACACGCGGGTGATCGTGATCAAGGGGGCGACCAGCGGGGTGGCCCCGGCGCTCAAGCGCATGGAGTTTGACAAGCGCTCGGATCGGATGGCGCGGCGCAAGCGCAAGCAGGGCTTCATCGTTGGGGTGAGCCAGCTGAAGGCGGATTTTTACGGCTGGCTTGAGAAAACCGATCCGGCTGAGCGCGGGCATTGCGCCTTCGCGGCGGGTCTTGGCGATGAATATTACCGGCAGGTGACCTCTGAGGTGCGGGTTCTGAAACGTTCGAGCTCGGGCGCGATGACGAGCCGGTGGATCATTGCCGAGGCCGGGCGGCGCAACGAGGCGCTTGATACGATGCTTTATGCCGAGGCGGGCGCGCGGTTCAAAACATGGACCTATATGCCTGAGGCGGCCTGGGATGTGCTCGATCTCGAGCGCGGCAGCCCGGCGCAAGAACCGCAGGGCGATTTGTTCGCATCTGCGGTGGCGGTGGTGCCCGAAGAGGCGGTGGCAGCGGCAGGGGGGACGGCGACCGAAGCTGCGGCGCCCCCCGAACAGGCGCCGCCTTTGGAAGCGGATCGACCGACGAAGGGCCTTGGCGGGCGCGGGATCAAATATCTGAGGAGATAGGGCGATGGCTTGGACGCAATCCGACATCGACAAAGCCAAGGCGAATTACGCCAAGGGCGCGCTGAAGCTGCGGCTCGCAAGCGGCGAGGAGATCGGCTTTGCGAGCGGCAATGACATGCTCAAGCGCATCCGGATCATGGAAGCAGAGCTTGCGGGCCTGGCGGCGGGTGTGGCGCGGGTGTCTTATCCGCGCAGCACGCGGGGGCTTTGATGAACCCGATCGATGCGGTGGTGAACTACTTCAACCCGGTGGCCGGGGCGCGCCGGGTGATGGCGCGGGCGCGCACGGCGACGGTGATGAACTATGACGCGGCCTCGCGGGGGCGGCGCAGCTATGGCTGGAAAAGCCCAGGCACGGCGGCGGATGCGGCGGCTTTTGGAGCGCGGGCGCGGCTGCGCAATTTGAGCCGCGATATGATCCGCAACCGTCCTTATGCGATGCGCGGGCGCGATGTCGTGGTGGCGAATGTGGTGGGCGAGGGGATCATGCCCTCGATCGTCGCTGAGGAGGCGGCGAAAGCGCAGATCGAGGAGATCTTGCGCGCGCATCTTTTGACGCCCGCGATGGATGCGCTTGGCGAATATGATTTGCTCGAGCTGCAGCAGATCGTGATGTCGGCGGTCTTTAGCGATGGCGAGGTGTTGCTGCGCCGGCGCATGCGCAACACGCGCTTTAATGCCGGGCTGCCGCTGCCTTATCAGGTCGAGCTCATCGAGGTCGATTTGCTCGATACGAATGTGCAAAGCTGGGGCCAGAACCTGGTGGAGGAGGGGATTGAATACGGGCCCACCGGCGCGATCGAGGCCTATCACATTCTCTCGGAGCACCCGGGTGCTGTGCGCAATCGCAAAGCGCCCACCACAACGCGGGTGCATTGGAGCGATATCATCCATGTGCGCCGCTTTGATCGCCCGGGCCAGCTGCGCGGGGTGCCGTGGCTTGCGCCGGTGATGATGACGCTGGGCGAGCTCAGCGATTACCAGGAAGGCCAGATCCTGAAACAAAAGATGGCCGCGCTGATGGCGGCGGTGATCGAATATCCCGATGGGGTGCAGCGTCCCGCGCAGGCCGGGGCAGGGCTTGAGGAACTGGCGCCAGGCGCAATGGTCGAACTGCCCGAAGGGGCGAAGGCGCAGTTCACCAATCCGCCCGTGGTTGATGGCTATGACGAGTTCATGCGCCGCGGCTTGCAGGCGGTCGCGGTGGGCTTGGGGGTGACCTATGAATCGCTCGCGGGCGATTTGAAGAACGTCAACTTCTCCTCGGGGCGGATGGGCCGCAATGAGATGGATCGGCTGATCCGCATGTGGCAGCGCAGCATGATGATTGGCCAGTTGGGGGTGGGGCTGGAGCGCTGGTTCCGCGACGGGCTGCGCCTCATCGGTCTTGGGCATCTCGCCTTTAGCCTGCATTGGACGCCGCCGCGGCGCATCTTGATCGATCCGACAAAAGAGGTTCCGGCGATGATCGAGGAGATCGAGGCCGGGTTGAACAGCCGCCAGAGCACGCAGCGCGAATTGGGCCGTGATCCCGATCGCATCCGCGCCGAGCGTGCGGAGGATCAAGAAAAGGACGCGGCGGCCAATCTCGCGCCGACCCTGCCGAAATTCCCCCAAGGCGCGAGTGGCACCAAGACAGAGGAGAAAGAGAATGCCGAAGACCGGCCGTGATCTGATCGTCCACGGCGAGATCATCCTGAATGGGGATGTGCTTTCCGACGAATGGGCGGTCTACATGTTTGACGAAGACGTGTTCTTCACCCCACGCATGGTGCGCGAGGCGCTCGCAGAACTTGGCGAAGGCCGTGTGACGATCCGGCTCAATTCGATGGGCGGGCATGTGTATGCGGGCGAGCAGATCCGCGCGATGCTGGCGGGGCATCCCGGCGGGTGTCGGATCATCGTTGAGGGGATCGCGGCCTCGGCAGCCTCGTTTTTGTTCATGGCGGGGGCGGAGCGGCTGATGTCGGCGGGCTCGATGCTGATGATCCATGATCCTTCGGGCTCGTGCTGGGGCACTGAGGAAGAGATGCGCCGGCAGGCCGATGCGACGGGCGCGCTCGCCTCGGTGGTGGCCACGGTTTACGCGGCGGCGGCCGGCATCACCCCCGATGAGGCCCGCGCGCTTATGAAAACCGAGACCTGGTACGGGCCCGAAGAGGCGGTGGCCGCGGGCTTTGCCGATGCGGTGATCGAGGAAGAACCCTCTCGCTCTCAAAGCATGATCGCCACGCTGGCGGGGGCAAAAGCCGCCTTTGCTGCGGCGGGCCAGCATCTGCGCATGAGATTGACGCAAAAACCGGAACCGGGCGCAGAGCCCCGTTCCGCAATCGCCGCCGCGCGCGGCACCCTGGCCCCGGCGGCCGATATGAAGGAGACGAAGATGGAAGACGACACCCCGGCCGCCCCGGCCCAGACCCCGGCGGCAACCCCGGCGGCAAATCCGGCCGTGACGCCGACCCCTGTGGCGGGCCCGCCTGCGATGCAGGCCGATCCGGGCGCGCCGCCCGTGATGGCGGCAAATCCGGCCGTGACGCCGACCCCTGTGGCGGGCCCGCCTGCGATGCAGGCCGATCCGGGCGCGCCGCCCGTGATGGCGGCAAACCCGGCGGAGGCGATTGCGCAAGAGCGCGCGCGGGTGCGCGGCATTCGCGATATGGCGGCGCCTTTTGTGGCCTCTGGGCGGCTGACGCAAGCCGAGGTCGATGCGTTGATTGATGATGGCACCTCGGCGCAGGCGGCGGGCGCGCGTTTTATGGCGGTGATGGCGGCGGCTGAACCGGCTGGGCGCTCGGGCGGGGCGGGGTCGAGCGTCAGCATCACCCGTGATGAGACCGAAACCCGCATGGAAGGGATGATCGGCGCGCTGATGGGGCAAAGCGAGGGTCCGGCGCGGGATTATGCGGGGCTGCGGATGCGCCGCCTTGCGATGGATCTCGCGGGGCCGCGGCGTGGCTATAACGATGCCGAGGCGATCCGGGCGGGGATGCGGGCGACGACGATGATGGGCGGGGCTTATGGCATCTCGGATTTTGCCTATATCACCACCGAGGTGATGAACCGCTCGCTTCTGGCCGCTTACAATCGCCGCGCGGCGAATTGGCAAAGTGTGTGCGGCGCGCCGATCTCGGCGAGCGACTTCCGCGAGATCCATGCGGCGCGCTTTGGCGGGGACTTCTCGCTGAAGAAAGTGCAAGAGAACGGCGAATACCAAGCCGCGACGCTGAAGGATGAGGCCGAAGGTCTGAAGGTCGAACGCCGGGGCCGCACGATCACCATCACCTTTGAGGCGATTGTGAATGACGATATGGGGGCGTTCCAGCGCATTCCGGGCGAATTTGCGATGGCGGCGCGCACGATGGAAGCCTCGATGGTGTGGTCGCTCTTCCGCACCAATGCGAAGCTCAAATCCGACGGCAAGGCGCTCTTCCATGCTGATCACGGCAACCTTGCAAGCGCGGCGGCGGCGATCAATGTGACCAGCATCGCGGCGGGGCGCAAGGCGATGTGGGAACAGCGCGCCTTTGGCTCGATCGATAAGGATGACTTTTTGCAGATCGAACCGAACCGGCTGCTCGTGCCGCCCGCCCTCGAGCTCGTCGCGCTGCAGTTCAAAGCCGCAACCGCGCCCACGGCCGATGGCTCTGTGAACCCGTTCAAAGCCTCGCTGGATCCGATCGTGGTGGGCAACCTCGGCGCCTCGGCCGGGGGCTCGGACACCGCCTGGTATCTGATCTCGTCGGATCTGCCGCCGATCCAGCACGCCTATCTTGAGGGCTATAACGCGCCGACGGTGCAGACCCGCGAGGGGATGAACCCCGATGCGGTGGTGATGGATGCGCGCCACATCTTCGGCGCGGCGGCGGTGGAATTCCGCGGGGCTTACAAAAACGCGGGCCAATAACCCGCTCTGACATGATTTGACGAACGGGCGCCTTGGGGCGCCCTTCGTCGTTTTGGACCCTTTAGGAGAGAGACGATGCAAAATTACATTCAGCCGGGCGAGCATGTGACGGTGACGGCGGCGGCCAATCTGACCTCGGGCAGCCTGGTCAAGATCGGCGGGCTTGTGGGGGTGGCGCAAGGCGATGCGGCGAGCGGGGAAGAGGTGGTGCTGGTGCGCCGGGGTGTCTTCACGCTGCCCAAAGTCTCCGCGCAGGCTTGGACGGTCGGGCAAAAGCTCTATCACGACACGGCAACGGGGGCTGTGACCTCGACCGCGACGAGCAACACGCTCATCGGCGTGGCGCTTGCCGCCGCCGAAAACCCTTCAGCCACGGGCGTGGTGCTCCTCGATGGCGCTGCGCGCTGATGTCTTCGCTCTTTGAGGGCATGGCGGGGATGCTGGGCGATGTCTTTGGCGCTCCCGTCACCTATCAGCCCAAATCTGGCGCGGCGGTGGTGGTGCAATCGATCTTCCGCGAGGAACCGATCACGATCACCGGGGAGCACGGCCAAGATGTGCTGATCGAGGCGCCGAGCTGGCGCGTGCCGCGCGATCTCCTCTCGGGCGTGAAGCGCGGCGATCAGATCGCGCTCGCCGATGGGCGGGTCTTTCAGGTGCTCGCGCAAATCGGCACGGGCTCACCCGCTTCAGATGCCTTTGTGCTTTATGAACTTGAGCCCGTCTCATGAGCGGGGCAGAGCGCAAAGAGATCCGCGCGGCGGCAAAAGCCGCGCTGGCGGCGGCGCCTGGCCTCGCTGAGGCGACGCAGATCTCGGCCTGGGTGCAAAGCGTCGATGCCGAGAGCCTGCCCGCCTATGGGGTGGCGACGCCCATCGAGCGCCAAGACCGGATCGGGCACGATCTCGATCAATGTGATCCGACGCTGGTTGTGGTGCTGAAGCTCTTGGGCGGCGCGGAGATCGAGGATGTGCTCGATGATCAGGGTGATCTGATTGCGCCCTTGGTGATTGCAGCCGTCGCCGCGGAAAACCGCTCCTGCCTTTTGGTCCAGACAGAAACCCGTGCGGAGGGCGATGGCGGCAAGCGCGTCGGCACGCTCACTTTGACCTTCACCGTCACTTATTGGGCCGACGTTTAACGCCGGCCGCGACACCCCCCACCCATAAGGAGAACACGAGATGGCAAGCACTGGCGTGAAGCTGGGGCATGGCTCCAAGGTGCGTATTGGCCGGGGCGCCACGCCCACTTGGACGCAATTGAGCGGGCTGAAGGATTTTAGCCACCCCGATCAAACCCCGCCCGATGAGGATGTGACGGGCCACGATAGCCCCGGCAATACCGAAGAAAACATCCCCGGCCTGTTTCCGGCGGCCGATTTTACGCTCACCAAAGACTATGTCCCTGAAGACGCGGAAGATGTGCTGCTCACCGATCTTTACCGCGCGCGCGGCGAGCTGATCTTGGTGGAAATCACCCCCAAAGGCGCGGCGACGCCGCGGATCTGGCAAGGCTATGTCAAGAAATGGGTGGGCTCGATGCCGGTGAAAGGCCCGATGCAGGGCGAGCTCACGATCCGCGTGATGGCCGAGGTGGTGGCATGAGCCGGCGCGGGGAGGGAGAGGCCGCCTTCACCTTCAAAGGCGCGGATTATCGGCTGGTCATCGACTTCAATGCTTTGGCCGATTTTGAAGATCAGATCGGCGAAAATGCCTTTGCGCGGCTCGATCGCAGCCTCGATGTGCCGCTCACCGCGGTCGAGCAGCGCGCCTTTCTCTGGGCGGCCTTGCGCGATCAGCATCCGCAGATCGATCTGCGCGCGGCCGGCAAGATGGTGAAGGCAGGGCGCCTCGCGTTCCGCGCGGCGCTTGCAAGCTTTCTGGCCGAGCCGGAAACGGGCGAAGAGGAAGAGGAGGAAGAGGGCGCGGGGGAGAGCGGCGGGGGAAAGTAACCGCCCCGGGTGCGGCCGCGCGCCCGGGCAAGGCTTTGACGATCGAGCGCCTGGCGGTGGCGTTTGTCGCCGCAGGCTTTGAGGAGGCGCAGTTTTGGCGCCTCACTTTGCGCGCCTATCGGCGCTGGATGCGCGGCGCAGAAGAGCGCCGCAGGCAGGTGCTTTTGCACCACGCCGAGGCCACGCGCGCCGGATCGCTTCTTGGCGAAGAGGCGTATCGCAGCTGGGTGGCGGCGGTGCGCGGGGCCGAGACGCGCTTGCCCGAAGAGGCTTTGGGCGGCGTTCTGGCGCGGGCGGGCGCGCAGATCGAACAGATCAGCCTTGCCGAGGCGCTTGGCAAAATGGGGGCGCCGGCAGAGGCGCCTATGAGCGCAGAGTTGGAGTGAAGAACGTGGCGCAACTACAAGACCTCACAGCAAAAATGCGCCTTGATGTGAGCGAGTTCAAAAAGGGTGTGACGGCCTCTCGCGGCAGCCTCAATGATCTGAATGGATCGTTTCGAAGCTCTGGCAGTGCCGCTTTGGCGATGTCGAACAGCACCAAGGCCGCGCTCGCGAATGTCGGCTTCCAGGTGCAAGACATCATCACCCAGGTCTCGGGGGGCACCAGCATGACGCGCGCGCTCTCGATGCAGCTGCCGCAATTGCTGGGGGGCTTGGGTCTCGTGGGCGTGGCGGCCGGGGTTTTGGCGCCGCTCTTCATTGGCATTGGGGCGGCGTTTTTGGGCGCGGCCGAGGATGCGAAGGCCGCTGAAGAGCAGATGAAGCGGCTCTCAAAAGCGCTCGATGAATTGCAATCAGCCACCAAAGCCGCGCAGCAATCGCGCTTTGATCTGATGGAGCAATTTGGCCCCGAACAGGTTGCCCAAGCGCGGCAGATGCTCGAGATCCAGCGCGAGCTTGCCCGGGTGAACCTCGCGCGCGAATTAAACGCGGCCGCCGAGATGATCGGCAAGGTGCAGCTTGGCGATTTGGCGGGCAAATCGGCGGAAGACTGGGAAGCCTTCGGGGTGCAGCTGCGCGCGGCGCGCGCCGAGATCGAGGCGCTCGCCAAGGCCGAGATGTCGGGCAATATGACCGAGGCGATGCAAGATCGCGCGCTCGCGCTCGATGAGTTCATGGCACGCTCGCAAAACTATCAAGCCGATCTCAATGCCGTGCAAAAGATGTTTGGCGCGACCGAAGAGGCGGCGGGCCAGCTTATCGCCGCGATGCTGCGGCTGCGCGATGCCGAGGGGCCGCGCGATCAGGCGGCGGCCGCGGCTGAATTGCGCGATCGGCTCTCGGAGGTGCTTGGCAATATGGATGGGGCCAATGAAGAGGCCCTAAAACTTGTTGAGCAGCTCTTGAATGTCGAAGACGCGGCTTTGCGCGCGGCGGCTGCGGATATTGCGGGCGCGATTGCGCCTGCGGCGAATGAAGCGCGTCGCCTTGCCGATGAACTTGGCCGCGCGGTCACCAATGCGATGAACCTTGCGATGCAGGGGGTCTCGAGCCTGCGCCAGGCGCAGATCCATTACGACTTCCGCGATGATCCGATGGGGGGCGCGGCGGCGCTTGCGCGCGAACAGTTCGATGCCACCATCAAGCTGCCGATCGACAAGGAGACCGGCCTGCCGATCGAGGCCCCGCCCGAGGTGACGGCGCAGATCGAGGCGCAGCGGCGGGCCTTTGTGGGCGCGGCGGTGGCCACTGAGGAATACCGCCAGCGGCTTCTCGCCTGGCGCAAGGAAGAAGCCGAGGCGGCGCGGGCAGCCAAAGGGGGCGGCAGCAAGGGGCGGGCGAATGCCTATGAGGCGGCGATCGATAGTCTGATCGGCGGCACCGATGCCGCGCGCCAGCAGATTGCGGCGATCGAAGAGATCACCGGGGCGGGGCGTGATTTGGGCCGAGCATTGAAGATCATCGCGGAGCGTCAGAAGATCCTGACTGCGGCGCAAAAGGCCGGCATCGAGGTCACGCCCGAGATGGTGGCCCATATCAACACGCTCGTTGCGGCCTATGTCGATGCCAATGACGAACTAAAGACGATGCAAAGCAACGCCAAGCGCGGCGAAGATGCGATGTCGGACTTCTTTGGTGCGATCCTTGAGGGTGCCGATGCGGCGAAGGCAGCGCTTGCGAACCTCCTGATGGAGATCGCCAAGGTGCAATTCTCCAAGGGGATGATGGGGCTTTTGGGCATGACCTCTTGGGGCGGCGGGCTTTTGGGGATGATTGGCTCGGGGCTTTCTCCAAATGCCAAGGGCGGGGTCTTTGCGGGCGGCGTGAAGAAGTTCGCCACCGGCGGGGTGATTGACCGCGCGACGGTCTTTGGGCTGCGCTCGGGCCTTGGGGTGATGGGCGAGGCGGGGCCTGAGGCGATCATGCCCTTGGTGCGGGGCTCTGATGGCAAGCTTGGGGTCGCCGCGCAGGGCTTGGGCGGAAGCGCAGGCGGCGCGGTGCAGATGCATGTGACTGTGGGCTTTGATGAGAGTGGCAATCTTTACGTCAAGCAAGTGGCGCAGCGCGAGGCGGCCTCGGGGATTGCGGCTTATGACAAAGGCTTGCCGGACCGGGTGCAGGCGATCTCGATCAATCCAAGAAAGCGGTCCTGATGGCGTTGAGCTTCCCTTATCCTCTTGAAGATCTGAGCGCAAAACTGCGCGCGGGGCCGATCGCGCTCACGCTGCGCCGCTTTGACGAAACCTCGGGCACGGCGCGCGGGCAGGTGTGGTCCAGCCAGCTTGCCCCGCCGCTTTGGACCGCGACGGTGCCGCTGGTGACCCGGCTTGCCCCCGAGGCGCGGGCGGTCGATGCGAAGATCCATGCGCTTTCTGGGATGGCGAAGAGCTTTCTTTGGGCCGATCCTTCCTATCATCCGGCCTCTGGGGGTGTCCCTGGGGGCGCGGTCACGGTGGCGGGCGTCTCGGCAGATCGCACCGCGATCGCATTGCAAGGCCTGCCGCCTGGCTATCCGGTGGCGGTGGGGGATCGGCTTTCTGTGGCCCACGGCGCGGATCGGATCTGGTTTGCGAGCTTTGTCGAAGAGGGCGCGGCTGATGCGGCGGGCACGCTCGCTCCTCTGGCGGTCTATCCCTATGTGCCTTTTGGCGTGGGGCCGGGGGCATCCGTTGAGATGGCGGTGCCGCATCTCAAAATGATGGTCGAGAGTTACACGCCCTTCACCGTGGCACCTGGGCGGCTTGCGCGCAGCGCCTCCCTGACGCTTTTGCAAAAGGTCTGAGATGCAATTCCTCGATGCGTCTTTTGCGGCGAGCCTTGCGGCGGCGCCTGAGGCCGGACTTGTGCCGGTGCATTTTGTCTGGATCGTCGGGCGTGATCGTGAGAGCGGCGCGGCGGTGCCGATCGGGCTTTGGTCGGGGGCCGAAGAGATCTCGATCGAGGTGGCCCATCCGGGCGGGGCGGCGCAGCGGCGCGATTACATCGGTGGCTGTGGTTTCACCGTTGAGGGGCTGCGCTATGTGGCCGATCTCACCGACAATGCGGTCTCGGTGGCGCTGAGCGCCATCGCCGATCCGGTGCGGGACCTCCTGTCCGATCCGGGGCAGGGGCTCGATCTGCGGCTCGCCTATGTCGAGATCCACGCGACGACGATGACGGGCGGGGCTTTTACCTCGGCGCCGCAATTGCAATGGGTGGGGATTGTCGATGATGGCCCGCTCTCGACGCCGGCGGCGGGCGGCGAGGGCGGGATCGCGCTCTCCATCCGCTCAGAAATCATGACGCAGCTTGGCATGAGCTCGCCTGCAAAATCTTCGGACGCGCATCAAAAGCGGCGCGCGGCCACGGATCGGTTTTGCGAGGCGGCGGCGCTCATCGGGGCAAGGACGATTCAATGGTACAAAACCTGACCCAGCACCTGACGCGGCCGCGCGGGTGGCGCGCGCGGATGTCGGCCGAGATCGAGCGCCACCGGGCGGAACCCTTTGCCTGGGGGCAGCGCGATTGCGCGCTTGGGCTTGCCGCGGGCGTCGTTGAGGCGATCACCGGGGTCGATCTGCGCGGTGATTGGGGCGGCTATCGCACGGCGGCGGGGGCGGCTTTGGCGCTGCGCCGGGCGGGTTATACCTGCCTGGGCGATGCGGTGGCCGATCTGCTGCCCGAAATCCATCCCTCCGAGGCCCAACTGGGCGATATTGCGCTTATCGAGGAGGGCGAGATCGGCGCGCTGGCGGTGGTGAATGGCGGCACGCTTTTGGTGCTGACCGAGGCGGGGCTTGGTGTGCGCGAGCGCGCGGCCGCCACGCGGGCGTTTGAGGCCGGTCGTGAACGCGCGGCGGCTGCGCGGGCGTTTGCGGTCGGGACCGAGGAATAGCCCATGCGGAAGATCCTCTTTCTCTCCACGGCGCTGATCGCGTTCGGGGCCGATCCTGCACGCGCGGATGTGGTGACCGGTTGGCTTGCGGTGAATGTCTTTGGCGCCTTTGGGGCGGCGGCCTCGGCGGCTTTGGCGCAGATCACCGTTGGGCTTGGGCTCAATCTCTTGGCGGGCGCGCTGCAAAAGGCGCTGATGAAAACCCCGCGCCAGGAGATCGATGTCACCTTCGAGGTGCAGCTTGGCGATGACAAGCCGCTTGGCTTCGTGGTGGGGGACTATGCCACGGGCGGCAAACGCAAATATATCGCGAACTGGGGCAAGGATACGCGCTTCATCGCCGAGGTGATCGAGGTCTCTTGCCTGCCGCAGGATTTGGCCGGGCTTTGGGTCGATGATGAAGAGGGCGCATGGGATGAGGAAACCGGGCATGCCTGGCTGCCGGTGCGCAAGCGGTCCAAAACAACGAACAGCCAGACCGGCGAGGTCACTTATGGGGCCTGGGTTGCTCTCGATCCGGGCTCGGTGGGAGAATTGGCGGGTGGGCCGGGGCCTGAGGGGCCTGCGCCCGATACCGACACGGCGCAGTTTATCTATGTCGGGCGCTGGCTCACGAACGCGGCCGATGACGGGTATACGAGCGAATTTGGCTTTTACGCGCCCGGCAACCGGATTTGCCTGCGGTTTTATGATGGCACGCAAAGCGCGGCCGATCCGTTCTTGGTGCATCTCTTTGGCGCCGATCCGGAGTATCCTTGGACCGAAGATCACATTGGCACCGGCAAATCTTATGCCGTGGTGGTGACGCGCTATGATGATGACAGCCGCGGCTCTTACCCTGCCTTTCTGTGGGAGCTTGCGCCGCTGCCGCTTTATGACCCGCGCCTTGACAGCACGGCGGGGGGAACTGGCGCGCATCGCTGGGGGGATCGGTCCACCTATGCGCCCACCAGCAATGCGGCGGTGATCGCCTATAACATCGCGCGCGGGATTTATTATCGCTCCGAATGGATCTTCGGCGGGCGCAATCTGGCGCCTTGGCGGCTGCCCTTTGCCGAATGGGCGGCGGCGATGGCGGCTTGCGATGCGGCGGTGGCGCGCGAAGATGGCGGCACCGAGCCCGCCTATCGGGTTGGCGCCGAGATCACGGTCGATATGGAACCGCTGGGGGTGCTCGAAGAGATCGGGCGCGCGGCCAATATGCGCTTTGCCGAGGTGGGCGGGATGCTCAAGCCCTTGGTCGATCTGCCCGGGGCGGCGATTTTGGCAATCACGGATGAGGATATCGTGATCACCGCGGGGCAAAGCACGCGCCCCTTCGTGCCCGTGAGCGAAACCTTCAATGCGCTTTCGGCCACCTATCCCGACCCATCTGAGAAATGGGCCAATAAGGATGCGGCGGAGGTGGTGGCAGAGAGCACTGGGCCCAATGCCGGCGATGGCCAGTGGACCCCAGATGAAACCGGCGCACTTCTCTGGGTGCCGATGTATCTGCCGACCTCGGTGAGCTATCCGGCGGCGCCTTATGCCGATCAGGTGCAGCGGTTGATGCGCGCGCAGCTCGCCGATTATCGGCGCATGCGCCAGCACCAATTCCAATTGCCGCCGATGGCCTATCCGCTCGAGCCGCTCGACATGATCAGCTGGACCTCGGCGCGCCATGGCTATGCGGCGAAGCCCTTCTTGATTGACTCTTGCCAAAAAACCGCAGGGCTTTGCGTGGCGGTGACGCTGCGCGAGGTCGATGTGGCCGATTACGACGGATGAGGATGCCATGACACTCACGACGCGCCGGGTCACCGGCCCTGCACTTTTGCCCAATGGGGGGGCGCCAAGCGCGGGCAAGATCACTTGTCGGCTGCGCGGCTGGGACCGCGAAGCCGGCACGCTGGTGCTGCCCTTTGCGGCGGTGAGCTATATCACCGAAGGGATTGTGGATTTTGCGCTTTGGGTGCCCGCGCTTGGCGAGCGCTATGTGGTGGAAGAGGGCGCAGCCTATCCCGCGCTCACCTATGATCTGACGATCGAGGCGCGCAGCGCGGCCGATGGGGCGCTTGAGAAGGTCACCTATCGCGTCGCGGCGCCCTCTGGCTCTGGTGATCTCGTCTTTGCCGATCTTTTAGCGGCGGGCGATGTGGTCGAGCCCGATCTGCCCGGCGCGCTTGCCCAGGCGCAGGCGGCGGCCGCAAGTGCGGCGGGCAGTGCGCTTTCCGCGGATCAATCCGCGCAGATCGCCGATCAAAAGGCGCGAGAAGCTGATCTCAGCGCCACGGCGGCGGCGACCTTTGATCCGGCGAAGTTCCAGCCGATCAATGCGTTTTTGAGCGGGCTTGCGGAAACGGGCGAGATCGTCACGCCGTCCCCCTCTGGCGCGGCGGTTTTGACCGGGACGGTGGCCGAGGGGCGCGCGGCGCTTGAACTGGGGGAGATGGCGCTTCTTGATCTCGCGGATCTGGTGGCGGCGATTGCCGCGCAAACCGGCACCACTGCCAAATGGCAAGATGTCTCGGCCGCGCGCGTGGCGGGGACGGCCTATCAAAACGACACCGGCCATCCGCTCGATATCAACACCCGGCTGTCTGTGGGCACGGGGCGCAACTTCGAGATCTCTGAGGATGGTGTGAGCTGGCAGCCGATCGCCTGGAGCGGCACGGTTGAGGCGATGAACATCAATGTGACGATCCCGCCGGGCAATTATTACCGCGTGCTGACGTCTTACAGCCCCGGCCAATGGATGGAACGGCGCTGATCTCACCCGCGAAAAACGCGAGGAAAAACCCGAGACAAAAAGGGGACAGGAATGAACGAAACGCGTGGCCTCATTGAGGTGGCCGACGCGCTCTTTGGGGGTGCGATCACGACAGCGGCGGCGGCTTTTGCGGGGCGCTTGATGTGGCACAGCACCGAGGTGCGTTCCGGGCGGCGGCGGTTCTTTGGCCGCGAGCTTTTGTGGGAGCTGCCGATTGCCATTGGCATGGCGATCATTGGCGAGGCGGTCGCCTCTTACTTCGGGCTCGATCGCACGGTGAGCACAGGCGTGGTGGCGGCACTTGCCTATCTCGGCCCGCGCGGCGCCGAGGCCGTGCTGACACGGATTTTTATCAAAGGCAAAGGGGTGTGAAATGACCACCAATTGGCGGGCCGTGCAGGAGCGGCTGAAGGCGCTTGGGTTTGACCCGGGCTATATCGACGGGGTGCGTGGCCCCAAAACCGATGCCGCGATCACCGCGTTCAAGCGCAGTGTCGGGCTTAATCCGCGGCCCTATTTTGGCCCGCTCACCGAGGCCGCGCTGATGGGCGGGGCGCAGCAACGTGCGCGCGCCGATATTCCCTGGATGGCCGAGGCGTCCCGGATGCTCGGCATTCATGAGGCCCGCGACACGGCACGGCTGAAGGCGTGGTTCGATAAAGCCGTCAACTGGATCGACCCGCGCGAGATCCCCTGGTGCGGGGCGTTTGTGGCGACCTGCATTCGCTCGGCGCTGCCCGGAGAGGTGTTGCCCGACAATCCGCTTGGCGCGCGCGCCTGGGGCGGCTTTGGCAAGGCCTGTGCGCCGGTCTTTGGCTCCGTTCTGACCTTTTGGCGTGGGTCGCGCGCGGGTTGGCAGGGGCATGTCGGCTTTTACTGGGGCGAGGAGGCCGGCGCCTATCACGTGCTCGGCGGCAATCAATCGAATGCGGTGAGCGTCACGCGGATCGCGAAGGCGCGTCTGCTCTCGGCGCGCTGGCCAGACGCTCTCCCCGTCACCGGAAAACCCATCGAGCTTTCCGCGTCAAGCGGGCCGCTCTCGCACAACGAAGCCTGAAAGGAGGCTGATCATGGAAAATATCGTTTGGGCGCGCGTGGTGTTTTACGCGCTCTCGTCGCTTCTCGCCGCGATGCCCGCGGCTTGGGCGGGTTGGGGGCTCAGCTATGACGCCGCGACCGGCATTCTCTCGATCAACATCGAGACGCTGGCGGGCGTGTTTGTCGGCGCGCTCCTCGCCTCCGGGGGCGTGATGGCGCTCTGGGGCAAGAAATAGGGGGGCCGATTATGTCTGATCCGTTTGCATTCCATGACCCCGGCATCAATGGCCCCTCCCTGGGGGCGGCGCCGATCGTGCCGAGCGACACCGAAGATCTGGCGGTGCCGGTGCGCGCCGTCACCATCGGCGTGAATGGCGGCACGGTGCGCTACACCCATGCCAGGACCGGCGCGATCTGCACCACCGGCGAGCTGCCGATCGGTCAGCACTCGATCTGGGCGCGGCGCATCTGGGACACCGGCACCACGGCCGAGGGCCTCACGGGGTGGCAGTGATGATGGGGCTGATGGGACTTGGCGGGCTTGGGCTCGTCAGCATCGGCGGAGGTTTGGTGGCGGCGCGGCCAAGTTACCGCGTCGGCGATCTGCAGCCCTGCCTCGTGCTGGACTTTAGAAACGCGGTCTACGTCGCGGATGAGACCTGGTGGTATCCCTCCTACACCTCTGGCGATGATCCGCCCTGTCTCGTGCTCGACTTCGCCCGCGAGACGTATCTGGCAGATGTGGATTGGTGGAAAGAGCCGCCGTTCCTGCCAGCAACGCCAGTTCTGATCTTGGACTTCTCAAACGAAAGGTATGCGGCATGAGCCTGCAAACGAAATCTTTTGCCGATCTTATTACCCTGACACGGGCCAGCGTTGGGACCTATCTGGGCGCTGACGGTTTGATCAAAACCGCCGCGGTCGATGTGCCGCGCTTTGACTTCTCGACAGGGAAAAAGGCGCTGTTGTTGGAGAGTAGCGCGACGAACCTTGTAGACACCCCGCTGGCATCGTGGATCAACAACAACGGTGCCGCGACGATCACTACTGGTGTAGAGGATATTCTCGGCACAGCAACCGCAATCACGATCACTTATGATGGTTCGGCCACCAATATGGGGGTCTACAAAGGCTTCGCTGCCGCAGTCGGTGCCATTACGTTCAGCATGTTCGTTAAATGGGTCAGCGGAGCGACGGTCTGGCGCTTCGGGTCTGACACCTTGGGTATGTATGCACATATCGACGTCACTACCGGGGAGCTTTCGACTAAGTCGGCCGGGGTTACGGGCTACACGTTCACCGTCCTTGGCAACGGATGGGCACGGGTTTCGGTCAGCGGGACCGTCTCAACTGCCGGGACTTACGGGTTCAGCGTGTATAGCGGGACCGTAGGGACCGGAATCCGCTCCGCAACATTCTCCGGCGCTCAACTTGAGCAAGGCTCCGGCGCAACAAGCTACATCCCCACCACAACTGCCGCCGTCACCCGCGCCGCAGATATTGTCGCCCCGATTGATCTCAGCGGGTTCTATCTGGGCGATGGCTATTCAATTGTCGTCAAGGGGCGGATGGATGCGGTGCTGGGGGACTATGATCGTGTCGTCCAACTTGATGCTGGCAGTGACGTCACAAGGCAGGATTTCTTGTGGAACAAACCAACGAGCAGTTTCCGGGGAGAAGTGTACGACGATGGTGAGTACCAAGCCGCCTTTCTTGTCTCCGATGGTCCACAGCTTCGCGAAGTTTTCGCGATGGCCTTTGCTCTCGGCGAGAACCACTTCCGAGCCGCCCGAAACGGCGTTGTTGGTGCGCTGGATTCCAGTGTCAGCTACGCCACACCACTGTACCTGCGTTTAGGTGGGAACTCGATAGCAGGAGGACGCCCCGCCCGCCTCTTGCTCGAAAGCGTCCTCATCTACCCCAGCCTTCTGAACGAGGCTCAACTGATCGAGGTGACGGCATGATCTACCTGACCTTTGCCGATGAGGCCGAAGCGCTGGCCGCTCTTTATGAAACCGATGGGGAAACCCCGCGCTATCCCGGGCTGGAAATCCTCAACCCGTGCCCGATGCCGGTGAGCGAAGCCACGGGCGCGGTGGATGCCGAAGGCGCGGCGATCAGCGCGGCGGTGCCGGGCTATCACGTCAACTGCGTCTGCCCGTTGGGAACTTGCTCGCCGGAACTGGACCCGTGGCGGGTCTATCCGGTGACGCCCTTTGCGGTGCTGGCGACATGACCCTACGCGCGATGCTGCGGCTCTGGTGGCTTTGGCTCGCCATTGCCGCAGCGCTCGGCGGCGCGCTGGCGTGGGGGCATTACGCCCGCCTGCGCGCTGACCTCGCCGCCACGCGGTCCGATCTGGTGGCCGCGCAGGGCATGGTCACCGCCTATGCAGAAGCGGCCGAGATCCGGCGCCGGTCGGATGAAGAACAGACGCGGCTGCGAGAGGAAGCCGCCGCGCTCGATCACCAGCTCGAACAAATGGAGGGGGGCGATGCGCCGCTTAGCGATTATCTGCGCACTGCTGCTGGCCGCCTGTGGCGCTGACCCCGCGCCGCCACTGGCGGGGCTCGATCTGACGCCTTGCGCGGGTTGGACCGGTGGCGTGCCGGATACCGAGCAGAGGTTGATGCGCGCGGCAGCTGCGGAAAGGGCAGGGCGGCTCTGTGCGAATGCGAAGTTGATGGCGGTGGGGTGGCGGAATTTTGCTGATCCCTAA